TCATGATCTTCCAGGCCGGTTCGTTTGAGTAAACAGAGCCAAGAAACCCAAGTCCTTTTTGCATCTCGGGGAGAATCGAATGATGGAGGAGCATGGTGTCTTCTCTAGCATTCCAGGTTTCGAGCCCGTGAGCCAGGAAATATTGAATATCGTAGAGACCGTTTTGGAAGATCTTATAGTTCCTTCCCTCCAACAACCTCTTTACACAGCCCCAAGCACGAATTTCTTCGTTCGGGTTCCAATAGTGGAGTTTTTCCTTCGCTCCGAGAAAATTCCGAAAAGGAACCACAATCGCGCTTGAGCGTGAGTCCGCAAACCCGACCATGGTGATCTGCCCCTTTGCTGTCTCGGTATCGCAAGAGAGTGGAACCTGGGCAGATAATGTTCGTTCCGTCCACTTTTCCACCTCCTCAATTGTTGGGTTGATTAGAACGCTTCGCGCTGGTCGGCGAATTTCTCCAAACTCGCCTTCCCTCCCCGCCTTCATTAAATCCCCGACAACAATCTGTCTCCAGGACCATTGCTTCAGGACATTCGACGGATGAAAGGTCGGGAGGACCTTGAGACCGAGCCCCGTCAATCCATCTCTCGCAACCGTTCCACGGAGCCCAGATATACCACGAGTACCAAGTAAAGCCCAGCAAGCAACATTACCCAGAGCAACAATAAGGTTGGGCCGAAGGCTGGAAAGTTCATCGCGAAGGCGATCAAGATGGTGGAGATGCTCTGGAGCAATATAACGGCCTTGATCGATCTGAGGAAGAGAATATCCATTTGGAAGTTCCTTTTTGCTCACACAGAGAGAGTCGATTTTTCCATCCGCAGGGCGAAGATTAATCGTGTTGGTAAAGCCAAAACCGGCGCTCCGCGCCCATTCGTCCCTCTTTCCGATCCAGCCATGGCCCGCAAAGAACATCTTTCGGGCTTGTGCCCAGAGCTCGGGTTCTCGATCCGGAAGGGCCTCGCCTAGCATGAGGAAGAGCTCGCGGCCCGAGGAGCCCGAGAATGGTCGTTTCGTCTCTTCTTCACTTTCACCCCAGGTTTCGCCGACGAAGACGATGGAAGGGGAAAGGGAGCCGGAATAGTGGGAGAGGGGGGGAGCTTCGCTCCCCTCGCTCACCATCCAAGTACCTCAGCGGCCCGCCGCTTGGTCCTCGCGTCCTCAAGCGCCCTGAGCGCCAAGCGGGCAAATTCCGAGTTACTCTCAATCCCCAGGACCCTTTTAACCCCAAGACTCTCGGCTGCCCTGAGAGCACTTCCGCTCCCGCAAGTTGGATCAAAGATCGAAGAATCCTCATCTACCAACATTTCCATGAAATGTCTCAGCATGGCCTCCGGCTTTGTACTCGGATGCAAAGCCCGATCGGTCGGAGCCGCGTAAGCATCCGCCTTGATCTTCACAATCTTCCTCCCCCCTTGTACCCCAAGCAGGCAGGTTTCGTAGACATGCCGGGGCTCGGAGAAAGGAAGGGCCGCGATGCCTACATTGTCGGATTTGAGCCAAATTAGAGGAAATCTCGTCCATTCGATTGTCGGGGCGAGTCGGGCAAAAGTCTCCATCGTCCATTGAATCGTCGAAGGTTTCGAGTCCAACCAAAACATAATGTGGCCCGAGACGGCGAGAAGCCGCGGCAGCGCTGAGCAAAGCCCCTCCACCAAGGCCTCGTAGGTCGATCGCGAATCATCGTATTCCTCGCCAAGATCTCGGCCCATTTGGGACCGATTTGTTCCGGTACGAATTCCGTTCGAGGAAAAAAGATTCGTTCCGTAGGGAAAGTCGCAATGGATGAGGGAGAATCTCCGTCCAGTGTAGGTCGGCCACCAGGAAAGGAAATCGGCCTGCTCGATCGGGGAAAGATCAAAGGAGGGCAGGGCAAGTTGACGTGGTTCCGAAGGCTCCGGCTCCGGTTCCGGCTCGCCCTTGCCCTCCAGCAGTCGCTCTAGCCGATCCTCTGGATCTGGAAGAAAGCCATCGGCCCCTCGGGTCGCCTCCATCATAGCTTCTCTTGCGTCGCCTTCGGCTCGATCTTTTCTCTTGAGCAGCAAATTGTACGCCTCCCTCCAGCCGCCACAGGCCAGAACCCTCGGGTCGGAAAGGTTCTCCCCGATCATCAAACACATGGAGGCCGTGGGCTTCGAAATATTACAAAGGTCGGCCAGGTCGCCCAGGGACCAAGAAGGACGGATTTTCTTGTTGATCGCGTCCAGCCGCGCCAGCGATCTAATCATGTCGGGCCAGGCAAGATCAAGCCTCTTTACATTTTCTTCGAGTTCGATGAGTTCGCACTCGGAACGAGAGAGAGAGGAAAAGAGGCGAGCGGGGATGATCCCTCGGCCATCCTTTCGGACGAGCCCGGCTCGATCGAGCTCGCGGCAGGCTTCCAGCCTCCGTTCGCCCGCGATGAGGAGGAAAAGGCCGTCAGGCTCTTCTTGGACAATAATCGGTTGGAGAACCCCGTTTGAGCGGATTGACCCTTTGAAACCCTCGTCGATTTTGAGTTCCCTTCGCTGGCGCTCTTCTCGGTTGACTTTGATATGCTCGATTTCGATATATTGGGTCACGGGAGAGCCTTTGGAATGGAAGAGGGAAAAGGAGGGCCCAAGCCCTCCTCTCTAATTGTCTCGGCCCGTTGCCTACGGCAACGTTAGATCCCTGAGATCGCCTTCACATTAAAGATCAGAGAGTTGTCTTTCTCGACCAGTTTCTGCTCCCCCTTCACGATCACGTTGGCCCCGATGGCCTTGGGGATTGCCTCTTCGAGCGAGCCGCCCTTAAGGCCGACGCTTTTCAAGAATTTGGCCAAGTTGAAGGCACCGGCTTCGCTCTCGTAGAAAAAGTCCATCCGCCAGGACTTCTGAGTAATATCAATGTGCTTCCCGTGTGCGTCCTTTCTTTCGTCCTCGGGGATTTCCGGACTCCAATCGAGAAACTTTCCCGAGTAGGTCAGGATTGCGGCCTCTTGACCATCTTTCTGCTTGAGTTTCCTAAACTCGTGCTTGCTCACCACTCCAGAGTATTCCGTTCCGGTCGGCAGCGCGGTCGGCGGGGCCACGGAATCAAGATTCTGGCTCAGGAGGGAAGTGGAAAAATTCGGGCTCATGTTCGGTCCTTATCGGTTCGTTTCGTTTCGTTTTCGTTTCGTTTTCGAGAGTTCCTCTGGGAGCTCTGCTCCCCCTTGTCACTCACAACCAAATTGAATTATTTCGGCTCCGCCGAAGGGGCCGGTCCCCGAACGGCCAGAAAATACTCGGCCAGAGCGGTAGAAAGATTATATTCCCCCTTCACCCTCATGGGCGCGGCGGACTTGAGTTCAACGAGTCCTCCCGTGCTTGTCTTCACAACTCTCTTTCCCCCCTGATTAACACTTTCGGCCAAGAGGGCATGGTTGAAAAATTGGCCCATCTTCGGCCCGAGCGCTTTTCCAATACTCTGCGGAAACCCTCTAGTCGGTCCCTGATCCGTCTCCATGAACGCGATGTGGCAGATCATCACGACGTGGCACTTGATGGCGTCGGAATAAAGCAGCATGAGCTGGCGCTGAAGCTCGAGTTGAGCAATATTATAATCGGATTGCTCTGGCTTCGAGATCAACCTTCCGCCGAGTTTCAATTGAAAGTTGAAAAGGGCGTCGGAAAATCTTGACAGCCCATCGATCACCAGGACTACCTCGGGTCCCCAATCCAAGATGGAACCAAGGTCCTCTGCTCCATCTGACCATTTATCGAACTGGGAGATGATCTTTCCGGCCAAGTCGCCGGTTGGAACCAATCTGGTTCCGGTCGGAAACCTCACCACTTTCATGGTTTCGTCAAGCGCGACGTAGGAAATTCTCTTTTCAACCGTCTGGCCTTGCTCTTCGGTCCAGAGGCCCTTGATCGGAAGCCAGCCGGAAAGGACCGAACTCGCCCGATCGCTCGAATGTCGATAAGGGCTCTCTGGGTTCATCACAAAATCTTTTAAGATCTCCACCCCTTTGTCAAGGTCGAGAATCCTCACCTTATACCCCGCGGCCGCAAGGCTCACCACCGCCCCGGTCTTCCCGGCCCCAGTATGCCCCATGAACAACATCTTGATGGTCTGGGATTGTTGAAAATGCTCAAAGGTCGGCATGGGCTTCTTTCTTTCTTACTTGAAGAACTTGCCCACATAGAGGACAACGTGATTTCGTACTCTTCGCCCCTGGTTTCGCCCGTTCGAGCCCCAGCGCGATCTGCCATCTCGAGATCGTGCTCT